CTCCACCTTCCCGCGTAGCGGGCCGATGGCCTGGTTCGCGGCGTCGATCTCGTGCTGGTTCAGCCTGATCAGTTCGACCTGCCGTCGCACGCCGTCGCTGTCCGCGGCGTAGCCGGCAGCGCGAAGCTCGTTGACCTGGTCGTACAGGCGACGCCGCTCCTTCAGCAGCCCGTTGACGTCGCGGTGCCGGACCTCGACGTTCAACTCGCTCTTCGCGGCATCGATCTCAGCCTGCTTCGCGCGGAGCTTCGCAGCGGTGTTGCCGTAGTCAAGCACCAGTCGTCGAGCAAACTTCTTCATCTCTGTCTTGGTCACGTCATTCCTCCCATTCTGGGTCTGTGTCTTGGTCATAGTCGTAGTCGCTCAGAGCCTCGCTGACGAGGTTGCTGACGTACTCGAAGAGCGAGCCCGAGGACTCGATCTCCGCAACGATGTTCGAGGTTATCTCCTCGACGACGTTGTCGTGGTCGCCCTCCTCGAAGGAGAGCCCACCAGCGACGAAACAGCGGACTCCTCGACTGGTGCTGAGGCTCATGTCGACGGTGTGCGTGTCGTTGCCGTCAAACAACTCGATCTCGATGGGGTCGAGCCAGATCATCCGAACACCACCTTTCCGAAGAGAGCGATCTGAATGATGATGTCGCTTGCGTCAGCGTCGATGTCTGGGAAGTGTGGTGTCTCCTCGACGAGAGCCCTCACCGTTGGGCTGATGTCGACGGCCTTGCGAAGAGCCTTGCGGAGACCAGCGATGGTGAGTTTCTGATGCGCCCTCGTCCCCTCGCAGTCGATGGTGACGGTGAGGCGAAGGAGGCGGTCGTCGATCGCCCACTTGGTGTACCAGTCGTACATCGAGGCACCTGCGTAGGCGATCAGGTCGAAGAGATCGTGAGTGCCGACGATGGGTGAGCCATCCATCTCCCGAGCGTCTTCGAGCATGACCTTGGTGAGTCCTGCGCTCGATGAGTCGAGAGCGTTCTCGACTCGACGGTCAGTCACGCCATCGAAGTAGAGAGCGTTGGCGAGCATCCGGTAGGTGGTCTCTCGACCGAAGGTCTCCTCCATTGCGAACTGAGTGGTCAGGAAGTGGAGGTTCTTGATGTCCGCTGGTGTGCGGAGCGATGGCTTCGACGACTTGTCCCAGCGGGTGTCGAAGATGTTGTCGGTGGTGGTTGATGTGGTCATGGGTTTCTCTTTCTCTTGGATGTGGTGGTCAGTCGATGAAGTAGTCACGGTCGATGTATTGGTCTGCCTCGGCCATACGGTCTGCCCAGATTTCGTGAGCGATCTCAGCGTTGCTAACTGCGTCCTTGAGGCTGACTGGTAGGAGGTTGCCCTCGTCGTCCCTGCCCTCGAAGGCAAACTCGATGATCAGGTCGTTGTCGGAGTAGCACTCGTCGATGACCGAGCAGGTGCCACGACCGAACTCTGGGTGACTGCGGATGGCCTCGATGATGTCCATGCGGTTCGGGTGCCAGTTCGGGGTGGATGGGGTGTTGTGTGTGTGTGTCATGCACTCGATGTTATCGGCCCCGCACGCTGGCCCCACAACGGAGCCCACATTTCTCAACCACTTAGAGAGGGTCAGAGATCACGTCGTTCGGGAGCCCCACCTGCGCCCCCACTCACAAGAGAGAGACATCGAGGAGAGATCAGTCAGAGAGAGAGAGCAGTCAGTGGGTCGAGTAGTCGAGGCATGGTCGAGGCATGGTCGAGTTGCTACCGGAACGGTCGATGACTCAGTTGTTCCTACCATCACATCGCACTCAGCCATGAGCCACGAGCCATAGACCCATGCGTCGAGCCAAGATTGGGGACTGCGGAGCGTGATCACAGGGCGGTAATGCCGGCTTGTGACAATTGTCATAGGTCATAACGCTGGCGTTGCCGGCCTGTGAACGCCACTTGCTCTGATTGCCCCCTATTTCGCTCTGTATGGGCTTAGGGGGGCTTTGCGCCCCTACCACTACCCCTAGGCATGTTTCGTCGATTACAGGACAAAACCCCTGCTCAGAGGGCATTTTTGTATGGTCGATGTGACAAATGTCACGGTCGAATGGTCAGTGACATTTGTCACACAGGTTGTGACCCCCCACCCTTAAGCGGTAGACTCAGCGAGGTTTGGGGGTAGAAAACACCCGCCAAGGAACGAGATTATTGTCACATAGGCCCCTACCAAAAATTGCCCCCACTCGTGTCTAAGCCATTTTAATAGGCCCGTATACTGCTAACATAAGTCCATGAGTCAATTACCTCTAGACATTGCTGCTGCTAATGCCGCTGACGCTCTCCTAGGCGCGCCCAAGGGCCTGCGCTGGCTATCCGGTGATCAGTTCGGTTCGCAGTATCATGGAACATCGAGTAATTGGGCCGAACCCGGTGAAGGTTTGCACATGGACAGTAATAAACATGACTTCCCTGTTGAGCGTGCTTTTCCTTTGGGCTGGGGCGCGTACGATGACTGGATGGCTATGGACGCTGGTGTAGTCAAAGAGTTCCGTTTCAGACCAGATGCGAGAGTGCACATCACAGATACTCCACACCACGACGGGGCGTTGCCAGATAGTGAAATGAAAAAAGTTTCCGCGGCAAAGATGGATGCAACAATGTTTCCCGGACGCAAAGGTATGACGGAGGGGCTGTCTCGTTTGCACAATCCTGCGTCAGTGGAGCACGTAGCAGACCATAGTTACAAAGACGTACAGGGCGACCCTGTTGACCATATGGAGATGATGTATGGGGACAACTGGTGGGACGAGGTACAAGACGGTTGGAGGCGGAATTGAGCGCATCAGAAAAACTAAGTGAAGCACTGTTCCACTTCTCTTACAAAGACCCTAACGAGTTCATGCGGGCACCTACACTCCACACTGGTACTGCTACAGCAGCAATGGAGCGAGGTAGCGCAAATACTCACGTAGATGGAGGTATTTACGCTCTGTCTAAACATAACCTGAATATCGACGATTTAGAGTTAGAGGACCATGAGGCAAACCTTGCTGACTACATGTTTTTGAAGAGCAGGGAATTTCCTGTATCTTCTTCTGTGAGGGCTTCTGTTGGAACAGGTAGTGTTAGAAGGACGTTCAGTCAGCGTGAAATGGCTCGCGCAGCCCGCGGATACCAGTCCCTTGTAAATAACAGAGCGTTTACATACAACAACCCGTTAGAGGGGGGCGTGTCTATCCTTATACCATCACCTCAGTTCAATACACACCTCATGAACAGGGGTCTACCTCTTACGCAGGGTCAAGCAGCCACTACAGCATATCGACAGGAGCGTCGAGATCGTCACAATGAATCTCCGTGGGATTACGACGAGGGTGAGTTAATCAGCGACAAAGACGGTAGAGAGTACTTTGTAGCAGACCTGCGGGCTAACAACATCAATACCGCCCGCCAGACTTGGGATGGACCCGGAGGTAAGTTGCCGGAGAAACGTTTTAGAACACCACAAAAACAGCCAAGCCTACCTATGGACTGGTCTAGCGTTGAACCCAGCGAATATACCGTAGATCGCAGGGGATACTAAGGATAACTATGGCTGAATTTTACAAAGACGAGCCTATTGAGAACATCTCGTGGCCGAAGAAGAAGACAACAAGATATACCGCACTGGGGCAGCGTCAAGCACTGAACCCAGATCAGAAGTACACGAAAAGCGAGTTGGAAAGTTATGGATACACCCCTTCTAGGCGCGCAATAGCATCAGTTATAGTCACCGAAACTCAACCATGGGAGAAGGTGTTTGATCGGGGCGACTTCTACCCCGAAGACGAAGGTACTGGGCAACTTCGTATGATGTCCCACAACCCCGGTAAGACGGAGGTTAGCGCACTAGTCAGCGACCCTTCGATGCGTTCAACAGTTCCTACGCTACTGTCTTTGGCTACTCTAGGTAAGCAGAACATCACGCACGAGACCCAGTTGAGTCAGCACAGTTCCCGACTGATCAACAAGGTAAAAGACAAGGTAGACGTTGCTGGACCAGAGAAGAACCCTGAGTCGCAGCCTAAGTATTCTGCGGACAAGAACATACCGTGGGTGGGCACTTATGCCGAAAAAGACGGTAAGACATACGGGACTGACCTACTCCACACCGATTCGGTACTAGAGCCAGTACCTCACGAAGAGGTACGGCAAGCGCGTCAAACGGTGCGAGATTTGTTACGGCCCAGAAAACTATCATCACAGTTCGATGCCCACATTGAACAGCCACAACTTCCCGGACTGGAGGGCTGATGCCAAACTTCAGTAGCCGCCCCAACTCCACTAGAGCGTACGAGCACCCTAAAGACCATAACCCTGAAGAGTTTGAGGGGGACACCGTCCGCCTGTATCGGGGGCAAGGTGGGGACGGAGAAACGCTCGGCATTCACTGGACTACCGATCCTTACATGGTAATTGAACACGAGGACTACACGGTACACAGCGTCGACGCTCCTCGTAGTGCCATTCTTCCCAGAACCGAGTGGTTCGACAGACGCATATCTATGGACGACAGGTACGATTACGAAAAAGAAGAGGGTAAAGACTTTAATTGGAGTCCCACGCAGTGGGGGTTTGACATTGAGCAAGAGGTTCGCCTGCGACCCGGTGCCGTGGTTAAAAACCATTCCGTGGGGGAACGTGATCCAGAAACCTTCAAATTCACAGCATGGAAACCCACCGGACGTTCCCCCGTTATTGACATAAACCCCAACGACAATTATAAGAACTTGGCATACTCCGCCGTGCAAGGCACACCTCAAGCAGAGTCTTTACACAGATTTCAGCAGTCTCTACCGCATGAACAACCCTCTCTACCTTTTACGCATGAAAGCGGTATGAGCCAGCAGGTGTTTGTAGACCCAATCAGCGAAAAAAGTATGGGTCTCGTTCCTGACGTATTTGAGGACTTCGATACGTGGTACACAGCACGAAACAAAGCGGAAAACGAGTTGATTGCAAAGCACGGAAAACTAGTGTCACCAGAAGAGAAGCCGATAGGGAAGACTGTTCCCCTGTACCCACTAACTGGTCATATGGGACCGCAGTTTGAGGAACCACAACAACCATCCCCCGTAGATCCTGACCACCCTCAAATTCCCGGATTGGAAGACTGATGAAAGAGAAAATTATGTATGTTCTGGCTATAGGTGTGATGGGTTGCATCATGCTGGCCATTGTCGGTGACTATGTGGTCGCTTCGTTTGAGACATTTGAGACGGGCGAGCCTGTTGACGTGTCATCTGACGTTATGACGCTAGTCCAGACCGCTTTGGGCGGTGTTATCGGCATTATCGGCGGTTATTTCGGGGCCAAAGGCAGCAAAGACTGATGACTCTAGGACCACAGTTTGACCCAGACAAGTTGTACCACGGTACTGCTGGTGAAATTGAAGGGGGCGTTGTTCGCCCCAACCGAGGACGTTACGGATTCGGTGCGTACGCCGTCTACGGCGACGAAGGACACCGAGCGCAGACCTACGCATCCATGGCCTCCGCACCTTTCGAGGGTCAGCACCGTCTCTTTGGCACTGTCTACGAAGTGACCCCCCGCTCTGGGGTCGAGTTCTCAAAACACGACTCCTACGTGAGCGACCCAGAAGGTCTGAACGTCGTGAAGGCAGTGGACTTCCCACCAAGTTGGGAGATCCGGCACGCACAGAGGATGGGAGAGTACTAACATGACTCTAGGACCCCAGTTTCACGGCACCTCTGCTAACTACTTGAAGGCGGGAGACACCATACAACCACGTAATGGCGAGGCTTTTTCTACTACAGACGAGAAAATGGCCCAAAAATACGCTAGTCAGGGGTGGAAAAAGGCCGAGCAAGGCACACTTTTTGGCAGTGTTTACGAAGTTGAGCCCGTTGGGGACGTCGAAACGTCGGAAATTCACCCAAATCAACGAATTTCTAGTCAAGGATTCCGCGTAAAGCGTCATTTGGGCTTCGTTGAGTCCGATTTTGAGCGCCCAAAGTGGATTTCTTAAGAAATTTCGATCTTTTTTCTAAAATCACTTTCATTTTAGCCGGCGCTGCCCACGCGCGTTTTTGTGTAAATACAAAATCCTAAGTTGTTCTAAGTTTTTGGCTGCTGAGAGCCCCTAAAACGTAGTAAATTGATGACATGCAAGACTTTGATCACTTTAGCGGAGCCCAACTGGGTGCTCACTTAGACTCAGTTGCTCAATCTATGGGTTTTGAGTGGGACGACGACTACAAGGCTATAACAGTAAGCAACAAAACTCTAGGATTACCCGAGGGCGGGGAGAGTGACCAGACAAACCGGTACATGGTGACCGACCTTAGCGTACATCACGCAGCACCTCTTAGGCGTAAGTTGGGTCTAGATGTAGAAGACGCTCGTGATTTCGGAAGAATTACAGAGTTTACCCTTGCTGGGGATGCGCCTTTGTTAAAAGTGAAGCACGAATCGCTACTCGGTCACGTGGTTGATACTCCTTACGACCCCATCACTCGTAAGCACGAGGAAGTCGTCAGAAACCGCAGTCAACTATCGGAGGAAGGTTTAGAATCTCTTAAGGCACAGCGACCCGCCGTAGTCCCACATGGTTGGACAGTTAGAGCGTCGACTACTCTTAATGACCTTGAAGCAACTCGTTACTACGGGCGTAACCCTGACGCTGATGAGTGGGACACTGAGACATCTGTTGCCTACGAGGAGGACGCAATCCGAGACCACCAATCAACTGGTAGTGTTGTTGAGCAAAAGATGCCACACCCTGAGACATTGGACTCTATACAAAAGTTCGGAGAAGAAATACGTGTTGCGCGTAGGGAAGAGGACCCCGACAACTTAGATATACCTGATGTTTGGAATCATGTGATGGCAAAAGAAAACCCTCAACAGAGGGCGGTAGGTTGGATTTCTGACCGCATAGGTGGGCATAGAGACGATGTAGAATTAGCCAAAGAAGGCCAAAGCACTAAGCCGATAGTACCTCCGGGTCAGGTTAGAGTTACCTTAGACCGACACCTCGTTCCAGACAGTGGAGAGGTTTTACCGGAGATGATGGTCTCTCCACCATACAGCAATCGAGGTGTTGCAAATTTCTCTTTCAACAATCTCTCCCGACAGTTTGAGAGGATGCCAGACTGATGGCTAGATTCTTCCACGAATTGAGCGCCGAAGAGAAGTTTGACCTTGTCAACGACCCTGCGTATCGTAATCCAGAAGTTGGTGGCCACTCTAAGTTATACCGACCTGTCACCCATTCCGACGCTGCTATGCGTAACTTGGTGGGTAGGACGGTGGATACGCACCTGCACAAGACAGCCACGTCTTCTATCGCTCTCGCTAACGCTGCTGGAGAGATCGCTGACTCTCCTAATATCTACGCAGCACTCAGAGGTGGAAAAGTTCAGGGGCACGTAGAGGGTATTGCGCTATTCAATCCCAGCATTAAAGTAGACAAACGGGGGTTGTTGAGTTGGAGAGATCAGCAGGCTCAGGGCAATACTGGTAAGACTCGTCATATGTTCATATCTGGCGAGTACAAAGGTCCTATGGACAATCCCGGTGGTCGCGGGTTCATCCCTAAGCCGGGTGGTGATGTGAGGTTTACAACCGGGGAAGCCGTTTACTCACCGCAGATGTTTGATCAGGGAATCACTAACTCAGAGCAGTTTGCTGATGTTGCTTACCTAGGTAAGCAGACTGGTATTATCGAGCAGGACTGCATCGAGAACGTCACGACTAGCCCTAGTGGAGAGGTGCATGTCACTAAGAAACAAGTCGAGGGGTGTTGATATGAAGATGACTGGTGAGTGGCGCGTCATTGACGGTAAGCGAGTTTGGTACGTTACGATTGTACCGGAGGAAGATTAGTGTCTAAATTCGATTACTCAGAATTTAAAACCAGAGGTACTCATTATCTAGAGGCAACCGACCCTAGCAAGATAGAAGAACCTACACCGGGGTACCGTTACTCACCGACAGCGAGGGTTGAAATCTGGCGACCTAGGTTTACGTCAAACGTTCACTCAGAAGGACTTCCTCAAGAAAAAACCGGTATTTTGTCTAAGTCGGAGAATCAGAGTGGGTCTTTACATAATAAGAATTACCAAGAACGATACTCTAAACCCGGTCAGCAGTTAAAGTTGTTCGAATACCATCGGCCTTCTATTACTGGGTTGTATGCAGACCCTAGTATGAGAACAGCGGTACCTACATTACTGGCTCACTCCCTTAACCGATACCCTGACGCTATTGCTGACTCATCTCTATCTGAACATAGTAGCCGTATTGTACAGAAAGGCATTGCTGCTGGTGTTATTTCTGGCGCAGAGGGGAACCCTGAAGGAAGTGCTACGTTTATTGGTAGAGATAGAAACATAGAAGAGATTAGTAGGGTTGGCGAGGACAACATACCGGAAGGTCACGTTAGATTAAGCGAAACTGCTGTATCGGAGGCTCGTAAAAAGGTACGTGAAATTCTACGCCCAAGGAATCTTTCTACACAATTTGATACCAGTGGTCCTGCGTTTGGTCCAGAAGAGCCACATCCTAAATTAACGGGTTTTGAAGATGTCTGACAAAGATTATATCGACCTAGTCCATTATGGGGATGAGGAAGATCCTCCTCATGAGACTGAATGGCCCGGATTAGTCGGGTTTGGAGAGCGTGGTGTTGAAAAGCACGAACGGGCAGTCTTTATGGCTAAATACCACGACGTAGGTATGCGTGATTGGGCTGTAAAAGATCGGACGGCTAAGTTTGCTCACTACTACCGGGCTAGGAAGTCAATGCTTAGTCCTGAACTGTTTGGGGACGATTACCCTGAGTATGTGGACGACTCTATTAAGCACGGCCCTAGTCAGCCCCAATTATTCCAGACGTTACCGGCGGACCCCCTCGATGCTATTGACAACCGTAGGATCGTAAGACTCATTACTGGTGCGGAAGTTCCGGGTAGCGAGACATTTATCGCTCCTAAGGATGCTATGATTGATGGAGACATCGAGTACTTAGGAACTCACAGGTTTGGGTCGGGTAAACACCCGAGACACCCATCCGGTACTACCTACGGAGACTAACTATGGCGGCAAAAGACTATCTACAAATGAAACTCTTCATGACTCCTACCGAGTTAATGGACATTGCCCATAGCCCAGACGAGATGAGTGGCTTGTCGTACACTGGGCACGACGTTCAGTCTATGCAGGATTTGTGGGACATCAAACTAAAACAGTCTAAGGTCCCACAGGGTAGAGCAGAATCCTACGATGGTAGAGATTATAAATATCCTGACGGTTGGGGTATTTACGACTCCTTAGAAAAAGGTGGATGGAAGGAAGGGGAGAAGGTCACGGTGCAACAAACACCAGATGGCGTAGATCCCGACGATGACGCTGTCCTTACTAACATCTGGGATGGACACCACCGCATCGCTGCTGCTAAAGACATTGAAGAACAGTCCGGCGGTTCAAGGTCATTCTTCATCCCAATCGATTATCGTCGATAAATTAGTCAAATAATCCAGCAGGTAGCAACAAGGTATTTGACTGGCCGCGGTAGACTGATTGAATACCCCCTTCCGATAGGGGGTTTCGTAACTACTAGCGGGAGAGTCCTATGTCTTTTATCTCAGATGAATTTGTGTCCAAGTATGACAACCAAACGCCACCATGGGGGTTCGGCGGTATGGGAGAGGTTGTGTTCCTACGAACCTACAGTCGTAAAAAGGACAACGGAGATAATGAGACTTGGCCTGAGACCATCCAGCGCGTAATCAACGGCGCTATTGAGATTGGCGCTCCCTACACTCAAGCAGAGGCTGAGTCGCTGTTTGACCACATGTTCAACCTAAGGTGCTCCATGAGCGGTCGTGCTTTGTGGCAGTTGGGTACACCGTTAGTCCAGCAGTTGAATGGGGCGTCTTTGAACAACTGCTACTTTGTCAACATCGAAAAGGTCGAAGACTTTGAGTTCCTCTTCGACATGCTCATGCTCGGTGGTGGTGTCGGCTTCTCAGTAGAGCGTGCCAAGATTCACGAGTTGCCCAAAGTAAAGAGTGTATCAATTACACACGAGAAGACTCACGACGCCGACATCATCGTCCCAGACAGCCGTAACGGTTGGAGCCGTCTCCTGCATAGCGTGCTGAAGTCGTACTTTGAGACAGGTAAGTCTTTCACGTATAGCACCGCTCTTATTCGTGAGTTCGGCGCACCTCTCAAGACGTTTGGCGGTACCGCCTCCGGTCCCGGAGCGTTGATCGACGGTGTCGAAGACATTTGCTCGGTGATGGATGCGCGGGTTGGTAAAAAGTTGCGCTCCATTGACGTTCTCGACATCTGCAACATCATCGGACGTGTCGTTGTCTCCGGCTCTAGTCGTCGTTCTGCCCAGATCGCTATTGGCGACCCTGACGACATTATATTCCTACGTGCAAAGAACTGGGGTAGCGGGAACGTTCCAGCATGGCGCGCCAACTCCAACAACAGCATCTACGCAGACTCTTATGAGGAGATCCTCCCAGAACTGTGGAAGGGTTACGACGGGTCAGGTGAGCCTTACGGACTCTTGAACCGTAAGTTGGCTCGTCAGTACGGACGACTCGGGGAACGAAAGGCTGATAACAGCATCGAGGGCTACAATCCATGCGCCGAGATTGCTCTTGGTGATGGAGAGTCCTGCAACCTTGCTACCATCTTCCTCCCGAACATCGAGTCTATGAAACAGATGATGGAGATTAGCCGCCTTTTGTACTTGACGCAGAAGAGCATTACCCGCTTAGAGTACCCATACGAGAAGACGACGAAGATCGTCAACAAGAACGCACGACTCGGACAAAGTGTGACTGGTATCCTTCAGTGCAGCCCTGATCAGTTGTCGTGGCTCTCACCCACCTACGAGTACCTACGTGATCTGGACGAGCAGTTCTCCAAAGAGAACGATCTTCCTGTGAGCGTCCGCCTCACCACGGTTCAGCCGTCGGGGACTTTGGCTCTGCTTCCGGGTGTGACTCCGGGTGTTCACCCAGCATACGCACGCCACTATATCCGCCGTGTTCGCTTCCGGTCGACTGACCCGTTGGTAGACGCTTGCCGTCGTCGTGGCTACAAGATCCAGTTTGACCGTGGTCTTGACGGTCGTGAAGATCGCTCCAGTTACGTTGTGGAGTTCCCGTGCGAATCCCCTGAGGGTTCCACTCTCGCCAAAGAGATGACTGCTGTGGAACAGATGGAATGGGTCAAGAAGATGCAGACTGAGTGGGCCGACAACGCCGTTTCAGTAACCGTCTACTACCGCATGGAAGAGTTGGACTCCATTAGGGAGTGGTTGAGCAAAAATTACGACAAGGGATTGAAGTCCGTCTCATTCCTCCTGCACTCAGACCACAACTTCCCCCTCGCCCCGTATGAGGAGTGCACTGAGGAAGAGTACGAAAAGATGCTAAGCAAGATTGACTTTGATGTACCATTAGTTCAAACCGCTGTGTTGGAAGACGTTGATTTTGGAGAATGCGCTGGCGGCGCTTGTCCTATTAAGTAGTGTTAGGAGAAACTATGGGTGGGATGTCGAGAGAAGAATGGATGCAATCAAAGAATGGGTTGCAATCCGATACACCAGACTCTACAATGTCTTCTGGTGGTGAATGGACCGGGCGTGGTTTCAAACTACACGAGGCTGTGCGCTTAAACAACATCAAGCATATTCAGAGAATTAGAAGAGAAATGGCAGACAGACGTGAAGCGAGAGAAGCAGAAAACGAAATGGAGTGAGTCAGATCGACGTGCTTTCACTGACCAGAAGTTGCGTGCTAAGACCATAGAAAACAAGCGTTTTAATGGACCAAAATCCGATGAGTGGGATTACTTAGAAGTGGTAACCTCTACACATGGATCTAGGAGACCAGTTTAAGCATCCACAACTACCTTTTTGGAATGAAGGCACCCCAACGACCCCTAAGCAGACTGAGTCTGCGTGGAATAAGGAAAACAGGGCTGCACGAGAGTCTCTAGTACAACACAACCTCAGCGGTTCCACTTATTGGGAGTTTAATAATTTAGGTGGGTATAAAAGTCAAGTAAGTAGAGCGGCCAGCGGTAGGAAGTACGACCCTACTAAGTCTGTTTCTAACTTAGTTAGATTAACGGATATACCTGATAAAGATATCGTAGATGCTCAAGGAACTAGCGTCACTATAGGCACCATGGCCCCTAGAGGGGGCGGTAGTAGAGCCATTAGGTCAGGCAATATCTACGTTAGCAAAGGCTCTGCTGAACACAAGCGTGCTGTAGTGACTCACGAATTAGCGCACACCTTACAATCCACACTCACCGATACGCAGGCTGACGTGGAGTTACATAAATACGGAATACATAAAGGTAAGAAGGTACTGCCTAGGTACACCATGACCGATAACCCGGCCATGCGTGAGTTGGAGGCGCCCCCAATGCACGCTGCTGGTCTTCCCGTGTTTGAAGGGTCAGCAGAGGGTTACAGGGAGACGTACCAAGGACCAAAAGCAGCGTTCCATTCAATTTACAATAATAAGTACATGAGTGAAAACTACGGGGAAGACGCTGGCGAGGCGTACGACACAGCCAAGGCTTACACAGAGAGAACTGGGCGAGTTGTACCAGATCACAAAATCTTAGAAGGTACAAGACTAGCGGGTGTCTTAGAAGAAGATACTGTAGAGGATGTAACGACTGGAATTAGGTCTAGGAATTACGACAGAGACGCAAGCACAGTGCACCGAATGATGACTCATATACTGTCGCCAGAAACAACCACTAGCCCCCACCGTATTGAGTACGAGCGACGTCGAGCAGCAATCGAGGGTCAAATAGTTCAACAGTCAATGTTCCCAGAACTAGTCCCTGAGAAAAATCAATTCGGTAGCCCTGTGTGGGAGGAATCGGAACTAAAACTATCTGCACGAGGACAGGCTCTGAGAGAAGGTCGTCAGACAGAATTGCGACCAGAAGACACAATGGACAATCAAGCAAGATCTCAGAGAGCAGTTACTAAGGCCCGCAAAGCAAACCCACCTATAAAACGGGAGAGTGTCCCCGGTAGCCCTAGCGCACACACGCCTGCTGGTCATAGTCTTAGATTCCGACTACGTCGTCATGTAGCCCAAAAAGAACAACAAGAAAAGCAGAGAGCAACTCAAGCGGCGGCACAGCAACAGGCGTCTAAGGGTGAACTTCATCCAGAAGTAGAGACTTGGCTTGGCAAACTCGTTTACCAGAAAAAGGCTGATTACGCTAGATCATATGCAAGCGCTAGACAGGGCGGCAGTCCTTTACCGGAATTACCGGCAGGTCTTAAAGAAGAGCACGCTGAAAAGGCGCGTAAGAGTGTTGACAAGATTTTAAAGAAACACGGGATTGGTTAAGCATGGCTTTAGGTGATCAGTTTAAGAACGTATATTGGTACGATGACCCTTACGAATATCGACCTGACAGTGGTACCACAAACTCACTTAGAGCGTCTATGGTACGGAGTACTCCCACTAAGGACGACGGGAGTGCAGAGGCATACGCCGGTATGCAGGGAGTGACTATTACCCATCCTGATCATCTTTCTAAAAATGCAGAGGAGGTACTAGAAGATTCTATGTCTAACCTATTTGATGCCAAAGAGCCTAAATATGTAGGTAAGAGGCAGTGGGAGGAAAAGAGTGGCGGCTGGACGCAGATTCACTTTGAGAAACTGTACGAAGGAGGTCAGACTGCTGAGCAAAGGCCGGTACTACAAGGTATGTTATTTTCACCTTTTACTGGAACAAGTCTGACAGGAGACCCCCTACTAGGTGATAGTGACGTTAGGTATGAAACGGCGAGCAGAGCACTACGAACAAGACAACACGGTGCTATAAATACCACTATGAGCCTAGAGCGCTCCATGATGCCACTTTCAGAAATGAGAAAGCACAACATTGCTACAAGAGAGGTATCGATGGGGTCTCTCGATGGGGGTGCTGCTGGGGGATATAATACCGCAGGGGAGGGCAGTATCTCCATATCAGAACCGTACACAACACACACTGGGGTCATAGTTCACGAATTAGGACACGCAAGTGATAAGGTGAACATAGACGACGATAGCCGTCTGTCTGTACGAAATGCTTTTACTGAAAAGTCAAAAGAGAGAGGCCATAAGGGTAGAAACAGTCACACGTATTGGACAGAGTATGACCCGCTACAAGAAGGTGTAGCGGACGGCTACCAAGACGTATACGGTGGAACTATTAAGATCGGCGGTGAGGCTCCTACAGTTGACTCTTTTGGCACGGGTACACTGGACAACATTCTAGACAGTGCTATTAAAGATCCACTATTTGCTAAAACACACATAAACCACGATGACAAGTACGTGTACGGCGCTAAATATCCGGGATTTAAAACAGACGTAAACAAGGCTTTATACTCTGCTGTTAGAGTACATGTAGGTACTGGTGGGTCTATCGAAGATGTCCCTAACAGACATGACCTCGTTTTAAAGCGCCCAGAATTACGTATTTACGACAGAATAAAAGAGTCGGAAAGAAAAGCAGGTGTGGGTCAGGACTCGTTCAACGAAGAAGGAGTACGAAGCAGTATTCCAAAACACAAAGTAATCGCTACAGCAATGTTGGGTCACCTGTGGGACACCATGCCTCATGTTAGAGATCACCTGTCTGGTATAACATATGGCAAAGCGGACAAGGATGGTCAGTTTAAGACGTTTGCTGACCTAGCGTCTAAGGCTTCTGCCGATAACGCCAAGTACGTAAAAAGTTACTACGAAGAAAACCCTTCGTTAGCCCCTAAGGAAGAGCCTAAACCAGAACAAATGAAACTGTTCTAACAGTAGGTGTGATACTATACACACTAAGGAGATCATCATGATTAAACACAACCGATTTCTAGATTACATCGGATACGGGGGGCGCACCGCCTCTAAACACGGTCGAGACCAAAAACACTCTATCGGCACTGGTGTACCTGTTTCACGTGAGGCGTTATTTAGCCGTAATAACTACGGAACAAGTCTTGCACAGACTTATATTCGACGCCAAGAGAACGAGTACCCTACGTCACCTCGCACTTGACAAGCACCACTTAAACTAGTAAACTGGTTAAGTGAGCGACGATTTATTAGACATCAAGTCATTCCTATCTGATTATAAAGAGCGTGAATGGATTAACAAAGCGGCCTGTAAAGGTATGGACCCTTCCATATTCTTTCCCGAGCGAGGAGATGTCGCTACAATGCGCCTTGCTAAGAGCGTCTGCTCCACATGCACGGTCTCGGAGCAGTGCTACAACTACGGACTCATGGAACAATCAGGTGTTTGGGGAGGATTCTCTACCCTACAGCGCCAGAAGTCTAGAGGACTTAGAAGCAACCATAACAAGCAATAGACTCGCTTAGTAGCGACTAAGATGTCGTTATGGCAAAAAGAACTGAGATACCTAAAACTCAGATAGGCGTTGTCACTTGGTACGACGCCCACGCAGATAGTCCGGGATCGTGGACTACGCTACAAGACATCGACCCTGAGCCATACGTCGTGACAACTGTAGGAGTCATCCTGCCTGACTACACTAAACAGTGGCACGTTTCGGTTGCCCAGAGCATAGGGCACGGCAGTATTGATGGAATTATCCATATCCCAGAGAAAATGGTGTCTGATATAACTATTTTAGGAACAATCGACGTAGACGAACGGATCTAGCGTTCTGGTACGAAGATTTCCCGACCAACTAGGTTTTCCGCTATGTTCCCGGCGTTCCATTTTAAAAACAACTCTATATACAAGTACGTTGGCTGACCACTGAACATACGAGATAGTAAGACAGCGGTGGTCTCACCCTTCTCCACTACCGTTGATCTACCTTTCTTATTAGGAATAACCACTGGGTCGTTTTTCTCCCATTTGATATCAGGGTTCTCCTTAAGCAGCATTGGTACCTTGTAGGTGTCCCCATACACTGCTAGCGATACTTGTGCTGGTGTTTCACCTTCAGATAGGATGTAAATGCCTGTATTCGTCTTTTCCACTGTGTTCATATTATCCTCGCTTCGCTCGGAGTCGCACGGCGAAGCCGTGCTCCGTAGGTAACAGGGTGGGTATCAGTAGTACTGTCCCCCTTACCCCTTACTATTTCCAGTTTACACTCACCTGTCAAGTGTTTTTCACCGTCACTACCCCAGATATTCCGAGAACAGGCACACGACATGGGATAAACTCTACCAGATACGTCAGCATAGTGACTAGTGTCACTCACACAACTGGAGTCATTTATGCCCAGAGCCAACATGGATTACACCATCGACAGGGGTGAGGTCTGGGAACGTTTGATCGTTCTAAAAGACCGTCGTACGCACCGTAAGCGCGTCCCTACAGAGGTTGCTGCCTCCGTTTTAGTCGGTGATACGAAGTACGTCATCCCCACGGAAGTCACCGCAGAAGGTGCCGTGCTGTTATCGCTGTCAGCAAATAACACAGAATGGTTTACGGTGGGAGAATATAAGTGGGACATGGTTGCTACGGTCAGCAGGGCTGCCTTACTGGTTTCCACACCTGTCGCTGAGACGTTAGTTGTGTCGGGCACACTTACAGTGCAGAATTACGACAACATTACTCCGATGGATTCTGATGGGTCTCCTACGGCTCTGGAGGTTGTGGCATGAACTGGTTAGGTGTGTTTGCTACGATTCTTGCTCCCGGTGGTCTGATTGCTTTACTAATTGAGCGCACTCGAAGAGAAAACAACAGAGACCACGCAAGAAACTCAGACTTACTCCATAGGATTGATGGAAAAGTGGATAAGATAGACGAGAGGCTTGACCACCATATTGAGTGGCACCTTGACGATAAGTAGGTAGGTATGAGTAACACCGGAGATGACTACACTCCATGGGACAATAACCGCCGCAAGCAAGAACGACGCAAGCGTGGTCGTTCTCTTAGCGACATTCTCGGTGAGACCGGGATGTCTGCTGAAGAGCGCTCTGAGACCATCTCAGGAGGGTCTAACGCACTTAACAATACTGGCTGGATATCAACCCCGCAATCCAGCCGGATGACCGATATGTATTACCACTACGCAGACAGAGCGGTCTGTGTTAAGTGGGTCAAAAATGGAAGACGCGGTAAAGATTGGGTCTACCGGAACGTACCACCCGGTGTGTGGGAAGACTTTCAGGAGTACGCTTCTAAGGGTAGATTTATTAACTTGGGGTTCACACCGCCCGGAGGGTCTCCGTTGTACGATCACGGTCCGCCCACAGCGTGGGAAGAATCAAGGTATTTTAACTAGGAGGATATAATTGTTGTATTTAGTAGTTGCCGCTGTCGTAGCGGTATTGTTGTATTTTCTTTTCAGAGACACCATGAACAGGTTGCAATACATCCAGACTCTGCGTATATACTGGATAACGAAGAATAATGCTAACAAAAAAGACAGGACGATAACCAAAGCCAGTATGCGTCAGACAGCAGAGCCATGGTGGCAGGGGTCTGGGTTACAGGCAAGGTTTGGTTCCTACAGTTTTCAATTTGGCATACTAAAGGGTAAGGGTTCATCCCTACTCGATCAACTAGGAGGAAGAGAATTGGAAGAGACACCTCAGGATTTACGTAAGTGGGTTATCAAATGAAATCAGAGCCCGATTACTTTTCTAGGAAGATTGACTACGCCTACTACCGAAGGGCCAACAGTATCTCTATGCACGATGCCCCTCATCAGTTGGATAATGTCGTTATGACACTCCACCGCACTCTAGATGACTGGAGATTCAGCGACGGTAGTCCGAAAGACGTTGCTATGTGTGTAGACGCTCTGTCTGCTCTGTGGTCGTCAGTGGAGGACCGTCTCTAGTGTCAGTAGATACTGAGTACGAGGAGTACGCTGAGTACGAGGACGCCCTCGTAGAAGAAGACAGTGAACTCGACGAGACTTCTGCTGAGTTCGTAGAAGATCTCGTAAATAAACTACTCGTATTTATTCAGGCTTTTTGTGACACAGAGTTGTTCCCTTACCAGTTGCCTATCGCCCAGAGTATTGTCGAATCTATCGTTCTAGGGGACGGTGAGGAGAAGACGCTGATCGCTACACGCCAGAGCGGTAAGTCAGAGGTTATTTCTAACATCATTGCTGGGTTAATGGTAATTCTTCCAAGGCTTTCTAAGGTATACCCAACTTGGTTGGGTAAGTTTGAGAAAGGATTCTGGGTTGGCGTATTCGCCCCGACCGAGGATCAGGCAGACACCGTGTTTGGACGTGTAGTCAGTAAGTTGACCAGCGACCACGCTATGGAGTTCTTATTGGACCCAGAGATCGACGACAAAGCGACTGCTGGAGGTTCCCGAGGCAAGGGTAAGATCATTACCCTAAAGAAGTCTGGCTCCCACTGCCGTATGCAGACCTGTAACCCCAAGGCCAAAATTGAGTCGAAGACCTACCACTTTGCCTTCATTGACGAGGCTCAGGAAGCCGACGAGACGATGATCGCCAAGTCGATTAAGCCTATGCTTGCGTGGAACAACGGAAGCATTGTTCTAGGTGGAACTGCTCAACGGTACAAGTCGTATTTCTACAACGCCATTCAGTACAACAAGCGACGTGACATCAACAGCCGCACTCACAAAGTACACCACCATGAGTACGACTGGCGCACAGCCGCTAAGTACAACTCTAACTACGCGTCGTTCATCGCTAAGGAGAAGTTGAGGATTGGTGAGGATTCCGACGAGTTCCAGATGTCGTACTGCAACAGGTGGATGCTTGAGAAGGGTATGTTCGTATCGGAGGACCGACTCGACAACCTGTACGACCCTAGTATGCCGCTAGTTCAACAGTGGTGGAAGACACCTATTGTTGTAGGTATTGACGTTGCTCGTACAAACGACAGTACCGTCATTACACCTGTCTGGGTTGACTGGGACCACCCAGACCCATTTGGCTTCTATGAACATAGAGTTCTTAACTGGCATGAGATTAACAACGTTGAATGGGAGTCCCAGTACTTTGAGATCATTGACTTTCTTAGAAACTACGACGTATACAGGATTGGGGTCGATGCCCAAGGTGTTGGTGGTGCCGTCGCTGAACGCCTACAGATACTATTACCACAGATAGAGGTAGTAGCGGTATCGTCAGATGCCAAGACTCAAAACGAGAGGTGGACGCATCTCACACAATTGATTCAGCGTGATCAGTTAATCGTACCCGGACACAGTAAGGCTAGAAGGACAAAGCGTTGGCGTAAGTTTAACCAGCAAATGTCTGAATTAGAAAAGGTGAACCGAGGTCCCTATATGCTGGCAGCCGCCCCAGATGAGCGCGGAGCGTTTGACGATTACCCTGACTCTCTGGCTATTGCGTGCTCTTTGACTGTCTTAGATACCATGCCTGAGGTATCTGTGTACGATAACCCGTTTTTCGGATAAATCGAATATTTACGATACTAAGTGTTTAGGGGTGCTACTATATGTTCATCCGATCAATCACGGAGGATTTCGATTATGGACATGAACCCGACTATTGCACCGCCTAACCCGTACCCAGAAGCAATGCGTAACGTCTTTGAGCGTACGCTTGCTCCTAGTATTCCGGGAAACCGCGGACCCCTCTACTTCCAAGAGGGTATTGGTCAGGAACAAGACGTCGCAATGGACTTCGGGCAGGGTGCTTATGCAGACACCGCTCCGTCACCAATGCGTATGAACCAGAACAACCCAGAGATGTTCTACAAGTACGCAGAGCAGACTATGCGCGAGCGCGCTCACGTCGGTTCTGCTTCTTGGATTGAGGCACCAGAGGTTCTATCTGACTTTGTTTCTGGTGCTGTCGCCGGTGACGGTATGCCTACCTTTGAAGTGGTAGGAAACAGCGGTTACCACATGAACCGTCCTAACCCAACACGCGTCAACGGTTGATTTGCACGCCTGTCATGGCGTAGGCGTGGAGGTTAATTATGGCTGATAGTGCTCCCTTAGAGGGGTTTACGCGCGTTCCCGGATACGACCCTACAATATCGGGCTCATCGGGGCAGTTGTTTGATCTTCGTGGAAACCGGTCTAGCAACCTACCTTCCTCTGTTAAGGGTCTACACACCCGACAGTTCAGTGCAATGGTGGGTAACATTGGGCACGTCCTAAACTCGGCAACAGATGCTGAGATTGAGGCCGGTCGTCGTTGGTACCCCGACGCTCAGGACCACGCTCGCCGCATTGGTCATTTGAACGCTATGCGTCAAGGGACTAGGGTTACTGATGCGGAAGCCATCGATACGGGCGCTTCAATGTTGGCCATCCACAGCCCACAAAACGAGTGGGGAAGAAACCTTATGGCAGGTCACTCGGTAGCGTTGCGAGGAGAACTACCAGCAGAGTACGGGCTACAGTACCAAGGGTCTCAGAGTCAGTTAGACAAGTCTCTACCAGTAAGTAGGGGGGAAGTAGCCCCCTCAGAAGGTATCGTTAAAGAAGGTAGACCTCGTCTAAAGACTTTCCATTTTTATCAAAACATCAAAGACCCATTCGGAAGTAAAGACTACCTGACAGTCGACAGGCACGCTCACGACGCCGCAACTGGTTTGATCATTTCTGGAGACAACAGGGGTCTTAGCGACGAGCGGCGCTACAACAGAATGGCGGACGTATATAAAGCAGCCCATGTTATGCTGGGAGAGCAGTTCGATCTACGAAACCCATCTGACCTACAGGCGGCGGTTTGGGTTCCTTGGAAGCGCTTAAAGGGAGACAGGCGATCTGGTTCTGACTTCGACCAGTACCTACGTGACACTGGTAGTTACGACCAGTACTACTCGTTGTAATACTGTTCGTAAATATCTCTGATAGTAGACCACGCTTCTGTTTCTATCTGTAGCAACCTAAGTTGCTCTTCTTGATCTGCGTCAAAAATGTCAACAGAATCGGGGTTGTACGATTCTGCAAAGGTTGCGTAGATCGCAAGAAACTGATCTTCTGTCATACACACTTTCTTCATACTACTAGTTTAGCGTCTGTGGTAGGCATTTGACAACTAACCAGATTGCTAGTATGCTGGTATTACTCCGGCCCTAGAGGAGGTATTCGTGAGTATCAAGATTCTAACCATCGACATTGAAACGCGCCCCAACCTTGCTTATGTTTGGGGGTTGTGGGAGCAGAACGTCGCCCTTAACCAAGTAGACCAGTTTGGTAGTGTTATCTCTTTTGCTGCAAAGTGGCACGGAGATAAGAAGGTTCACTTTTACAGTGACTACCACGATGGTCATATGGCTATGGTCGAGGCGGCTTGGGAGTTGTTAGACGAGGCAGATGCAGTCGTCGGTTATAACTCTAAGGCTTTTGACATGAAGCACCTCAACAGGGAGTTCGTGTTAGCGGGTATGCCCCCTACGTCGCATTACGTAGACATTGACTTGATGACCGTAGTAAAGCAGCGGTTTAAATTCACCAGCAACAAACTGCAACACATCGCAACCGAGTTAGGTATCGGCTCCAAGTTACAGCACGACGGGTTCGACCTGTGGCTAGGTTGTATGGCGCAGGACGATAAGTCTTGGCGTACTATGAAGAAGTACAACATGCAGGATGTTGTGTTGACAGAGAAGGTATATGACCGACTACTTCCTTGGATCAAGTCACATCCGCACAGGGGATTGTTTGGCGGAGATCCCGCTGCTTGCCCTCGTTGTGGTCACGGAGATTTAATTAAGCGTGGATACCACTCAACAGCCACCGGTAGGTATCAGACAGTTCAGTGTAAGAGTTGTGGTGGGTACTCTCGTCTTTCTAAGCCAGATGATAAAGTAAGTAACAGAGCAGTATAGGAGGCACTGTGGCAGAAGATAAGAAATCCAAATACACTCGTGGAGGAATCACGTTTGAGGGATACAACAAACCCAAGAAAACTCCCGGCCACGCAACTAAGTCACACGCAGTACTGGCTAAGCAAGGCGATCAGGTCAAGTTGATCCGATTCGGTGAGCAAGGTGCTAAGACAGCCGGTAAGCCCAAAGAAGGTGAATCGGACGCTATGAAGAAGAAGCGCGACTCATTCAAGGCTCGTCATGGTGCCAACATTAAAAAAGGTAAGATGAGTGCCGCCTACTGGGCAGATAAGGTGAAGTGGTGATTACCGTAATCGCTATATGTATCGTGCTGGTCCCCGTAGCGCTAGGTGTTACGCACAAGATTAAGGAGAAGATGAATAATGGCCGATAAAAAGGTATGGGATAAGGAAGACCCAACAAAGAAGGACAAGAAGTTAACACCTTCGCAGAAGGCTAAGGCTAAGGCTTCTGCTAAAAAAGCGGGGCGTCCCTACCCTAATCTGGTAGATAATATGAACGCCGCAAAGAAGAAGAAGAGCAGCAAGTAATCTGCTATCCTTTATCTTGTACGTACGTCTGACGGGAGCACATAGTGCCAGTTGATTTTTGGTCACCAAGTTATAGGGCTAGTTCTAGCGACCTTACGGTTGCTATCTCCCCTCTTGGCTTGGTTGAACTTGCTGACGAAGAGTTTGAGGTTCATGGTCCTCGGTTGAACCGCTACTCCGCCGCTTGGGCTTGGTACCTCGGTCACCATTGGTCTCACCGCCGTGAAATGGGTGACATGAACATCACCCTCAACTACGTACGTACTATGGCTGATTACATCACGAACTTCACTTTTGGTCGTGGCGTACAGTTTAAGACACCGGAGGCTAACGCCGCCATTATCCCGCATCTATTGCAGAAGGTTTGGGAGAGCGACAACAACAAGCAGAAGGTTCTGTGGGAGATGGGGCAGTTGGCAGGCGTTACTGGTGACTGTTTTGTCAAGGTTGCTTACGAAGCCCCTTGGGAAGATTCGTTAGGAATAATTCATGAGGGTAAGACTCGTCTTATTCCATTGAACTCCGCACACTGCTTCCCTGAGTACCACCCTCACGACCGTGATCGTATTCTCCGGTTTAAGTTGAAGTACCGGTTCTGGGGCACCAGTCCTGAAGGTACGCGACAGGTTTACACCTTTACAGAGATTCTAACTGACGACACTGTCGAGCAGTATGTCAACGATGAGTTGATCGATCAGTACCAGAACCCTATCGGCAAGGTCCCTGTCATTCACATTCCAAACGTTAGTATCTCCTCTTCTCCTTGGGGGCAGTCTGACATCTGGGACATTATCCCACTTAATCGAGAGTTGAACGAAAAGATGACCGAAATATCGGACATCGTCAACTACCACAGCGCCCCCGTTACCATCATTACTGGGGCTAAGGCTTCACAGTTGGAACGAGGTGCCAAGAAGGTGTGGGCAGGTCTGCCCAAAGACGCCCGTGTGTACAACCTAGAGTCAAGCGGCGAAATGGCTGGGGCCATGAACTACGTGCAGGTCATCAAGCAAGCCATGCACGAGATTACTGGTGTACCGGAGACTGCTTTGGGTAAGACTCAGCCCATTTCTAACACGTCCGGGGTGGCTCTCGCTATCCAGTACCAGCCGATGATGAACCGTTACCACATGAAGAAGACCCACTTCAGTAAGGGTCTGATGCAGTTGAACGAACTCATCATTCGCACGCAGGCTGTTCACGAACCAGAATCTTTGCAGTGGAACCCTGCCGAGGCCACGTTCCCAGAACCGGATCAGTTGCAGATTCTCGATCCACGTGACCCCAACATTTACAAAACCACCATTCACTGGCCTGACCCCTTGCCTGTTGACCAACTTATCAAACTCAACGAGTTGAAGGCGAAGATGGCTATGGGTCTAGAGTCTAAGCGTGGTGCTTTGCGAGAACTCGGTGAAGAGTTCCCGAATGAAAAGATGGCAGAAATCTTTGAAGAACTTAGAGATGACGCCATGGATCAAGGTGCATTGGAGATGCTAAATGCTCAGATATCCGCCTCGGTAATGGCGCTAACTGGTATGGTATCTCCTGAAGGAGCACAACCGGCTAGTGACGGTGTCGCTAGCGCAGGTGGCTCCAACGTAACATCCGCAGGTTCTTCGCAAGAAGATCCCGGAGTATTACCGGGTATTAACCCATCCGGTGATGCTATGAATCAACTGGTGCAGCGGGCATACGGGGCCAATTTGGCTCAACGACGTGTGCCTGATTCGGAATAACTAATCGTAATCTATTTAAGCCAAATTAGCAAGACCACGTGAGGTATTAATCATGTCAGAAGAGACAGCGGTGGCAGAAGCCGCCATCCAAGAAACGACCCCCGAAGCAGCCCCTCAGCGAGCACTCTCGCAAGCAGAGGCAAACCAACGCATGTTCAGTGAGCATGAGGTTGAGGCTATTCGACGTCAAGAAAAAGACAAACTTTACGACAAGATCTCCAAACTGCAAGATCAGGTTGAGATCTTTAACCACGAGCGTGAAGAACAAAAACGACTAGCAGACGAACTTGCTGCAAAAGAAGCAGAAGAGCGCCGTCATCGTGAGGAAGCAGAGATGTCCGCAAAGGACCTTCTCCTCAAAAAAGAAGACGAATTTGAGCAGCGCATTAACACTGTCCAGCAGGAGTGGGAGCAGAAGTTCACCGCCCTCCAGCAAGAGGCAGAAGCCCAAAAAGCACTACTCGATCAAGAACGTCGCTTTCAGGAACTAGAGTCCTATAAGTCACGACGTATTGCAGAAGAGCAAGACAACATTATGCCCGAACTTTTGGACTTCATTAGAGGTAATTCAGAAGATGAGATTGAAAGCGCAATTTCGGCAGTTGCGGCCAGAACTTCTGCTATTATGGAAAACATCCAGCAAGCGCTGCCTCAACAGCAACGTTTGCGGGGAGTCCCGGCAACGGGATCAACCCCATCTGGGCCATTGGAGAATATGACGGAGCAGCAAACAATGACATCGGCAGACATTGCCAATATGACTATGGAACAGTATGCACAAGTTCGTGACAGGCTCTTAGCATCAGCCTCTTTTAAAGGCCGCTAAAAAACTTAATTAGTAAACCCTAAGAACAAAGGAACCAAAATGGCCCTTCCAGCACCCGCATCTGGAGCAGTAACCACCACTGCTGATATCGGTAACGCTAGCCTCACCGGCTATACAGCCGATGCAGTTGGTCTGACTCCAGCAATCCAACAGATCTGGTCAAAGGAAATTCTTTTCCAAGCAATGCCAGTACTCCGCTTCGAGCAGTTCGCTGTTAAGAAGACGGAACTTGGCGTTCAGCCCGGTCTGACCATCAACTTTATGCGTTATAACAACCTCGATGTTGACGCCAACAACTCAGAACTTGCTGAGGGCGTCCGCATGGACCCGGTTGCTCTTTCCGCATCTCAAATCCAGATCACCGTCAAGGAGCACGGTAAGGCTGTTGCCGTCACCGAACTACTCCTGAACGCATCGTTCGATGACGTTATGGCCTCGGCCTCACGTCTCCTCGGTCGTCACATGGCGCAGTCAATGGACCAGCAAGCACGCAACACGTTGTATCAGTCAGCCGTTCCTTTCGGCGGCGGTTCAGCAGTTGCTCCTAACGTCGTGTTCGGTCGCACCGCCGCAACTACTCGTGGGGCCATCTCGCCTTACGACGCAGGAACGGTTGGAACTAACACCGCTCCGGGATACCTCTCACCGGCAACCATCAAGGATGCTGTCGAGGTTCTCGCTGGTCAGAACATCCCGCGCTTGGGCGACACCTACGTGTGTTTCGTCCACCCAGCACAGAGCCGCTCGCTCCGCGACTGGCCAGAGTTCATCGAAGTCACGAAGTACGCCGCACCCGGTAACTTCATGCTCGGTGAGATCGGTCGTATCTACGACGTAGTCTTCATCGAAACCACGCAGGTTGCGAAGGGTCTCGATACCGGAATCGCCGCACTCGACGGTGACCAAGACTCAGACGCAGGAACGGCAGACACGCACAGCGCAGAGGCTTACAACGCAATCATGATTGGCGACAACGCCTTTGGTCACGCAATCAGCCTCCCGGTTGAACTGCGAGACGGCGGTGTGATCGACTTCGGACGTGAGCACGGTTTGGCTTGGTACGCAATCTGGGGCTTCGGCATGATTACGCACGAATCCCGCGTTGTTATCAACACGCTTGGCGGGGCTATTTCCTGATAAACCCGACAAGGTAATCACTGGCTTGGGCGGGGGCGCTTCGCCCCCGCCCTTTCCAGTATTAGGAGTTAATTTATGACCGCACTTGCAGCAACCTACGGATTCACCGCTGACAAGGGCGCAACCTTCACACAGGTCATAAAGTGGCGCGACTCAAACGGCGATTTAATGAACCTGTCTGGATACAGCGCTACCCTAGTCGTACGTGAGAAGACCACAGCAGCCAATACTGTGTTGACCCTAAGTACCTCTAACGGGGGTATTACTATGGGCAATACGAACGGTGAGATCACGCTAACAGCATCTGATTCCACTATGGATATCGCTGCTGGACAGTACACCTACACTCTGGAACTAACTTCCTCCAGTGGGGAGGTTACACGTCTATTGTTAGGTGCTTTCATCATTAGATCGGACATCTTTAGAATATGAGTAACGTAGAGGTTTTTAATGAAACTTACGAAGTATCTATTGACCCGGTAACAAATGTTATTGAGGTAATAGACACGACTACTCAGGTAGAGGTGTTCAGCACAGGTATTCAAGGTGCTGCTGGCTCCAGCCTAATTAGCGGTGCGGTCAACCCACCCACTAACGACTTGGGTATAGTGGGTGATTACTACTTCTACACGCTAGAGCCTTATTATATTTATGGTCCAAAAACAAATACGGGGTGGCCCGCCACCCCATTCTTTCAGGCTACTGGGCTTACTCGTAGACACATTCACACACAGACAAGCCCATCGGCTACTTGGAGTATTTCCCACGATTTAGGAGGTAAACCCTCTGTAACTGTGGTCGATAGCGCCGACTCGGTGGTAGTGGGTGATGTAGTATACATTGATAACGAGAATATTACTGTTGAGTTTACTGGCGCTTTCTCTGGACGCGCTTATCTAACATAAGGAGCCGTTATGGCGCAGACATATCTAACTAACTTAGATCTTAATAAGAATGAGTTACAAAACGCAGTCGTCCAGAATCTGGCATCTGCTCCCGGCTCCCCAGTTGCTGGACAGTTGTACTTCGACACGAATGGAAGTCTTAACCACATCAAGGTGTATAACGGCACCGGGTGGGATGACCTCACCGAAGGCGACATCTCAGGAGTTACCGCTGGCACAGGTCTTACCGGTGGGGGTACTTCTGGAACGGTAACTCTCAACATCGACACTACTGGTGTCACCGCAGCATCTTATGGTAGTTCCACTGCCATTCCTGTACTGACTATTAACGCTCAGGGTCAGATTACTGCGGCTAGCACAGCCAGCATTACCACCACGTTGTCTATTGCTGGTGACGGGGCGACCTCCGACAGCGTCGCTCTCGCAACAGACACCCTGACATTTGCTGGAGACACCGGCATTACCGCCACCGTCGCCAGCGACACCGTTACTATCGACCTAGATGACACCGCAGTCACTGTCGGTTCGTATGGTGCGGCTGACACTGTTTCCACGTTCACGGTAGACCAGCAAGGTCGCCTGACTGCTGCTGGACAAACTTCCATCAGCATCCTGTCTTCGCAGGTTAGCGACCTCAGCAGTAACACTGTTTCATCACTGACCGGAACCGCTAATGAGGTTGAGGTCAGCGCTTCTACTGGAGCGGTCACTGTTGGCCTACCTAACGACGTCATCATCGGTAATGACCTTACGGTTACAAACGATCTTACTGTTAGCGGTAACTTGACGGTAACTGGTACGTCGACCACTGTCGATACCGCCACCCTGACCGTCGAAGACCCGCTCATCATTCTCGGTAGCAACAACGACACTACTGATGCCGTCGACATTGGTTTCTACGGTCTGTACGACACTTCTGGTTCGCAGGACCTGTACGCCGGTCTGTTCCGCGACGCTGACGACAGCGGCAAATTCAAACTGTTCGTTGACTCGCAAACGGCCCCCACTACTACTGTTGACACAGCGGCTACCGGTTACACAATCGGTACTCTCGTTGCCAACGTCGAAGGCGGTACGGTCAGCGGTCTTACTTCAGATATCGCCGTATCTGACGGTGGTACTGGTGCAAGCACCGAGACCAGCGCTCGTACGAATCTCGGTGTCTCCACCGGTACCCCAACCACGAGCACTTCTACTCTTGCTCGTATCGCCGCTCAGGATTGCGCCGCTTCGTCTGGGTCTACTAGCACAACGACGGTTACTCACAACTTTGGTACCAAGGACGTCATCGTTCAGGTATTTGACGCCTCCACGGGATCAACGGTTGTCGGTGACGTAGCACGCAGTACTACTAATGCAGTAACAGTGACGTTGAACGGTAGTAGCATTACTTCAGGCGACTACCGCATCGTTGTAACATCAGCCTAATGACATAGCCTCTGAGGGGGCGTAGAAAGGAACCTGAGTCGTGGCTCAGAAGTTCGTTACTCCAGTAACAATTCGTAATTTAACATCGGCATCCTCTGATGGTCTTGCTGTTTCCGTAGACGGGGACACCAACGACCGTATCAAGGTAGAGGCCGGTGGGCGACTTGTCTGGGGTTCAGGTTCCGCTACAGGTGATGCCAACCTATACCGCAGTGGTGTAGGGGCAGTAAAGACCGATCACACGTTCGAGGCAGAGTCCGGCGTAATTACACTGACGTCATCCGGTGCCCCCACATCGACTATTGCAGACGGTGCCATAGCCGTTGATACCACTAACAGTAAGTTCTATTACCGATCTAACAGCGCTTGGAACACCATTTCTGGTGGGGCGACTGTATCGACCACCGCCCCCAGCAATCCCTCAGAAGGGGACATCTGGTTTGACTCCAACACCGGTGACACGCTGGTGTACTACGGAAGTGTGTGGGTTGATGTCGGTGGTTCTTCAGTCGCAAACATTGCGGTCCAAACCACCGCCCCCTCCAATCCAGTAAACGGTGACCTATGGTTTGATACTGATACCGCTAAGACATACGTATGGTATGACGACGGCACCTCAGCACAATGGGTTGAGGTTGGTGCGGCGAGTGCGGCGGCTTCGGGTACTGATGGTGCTATCCAGTTTGCTTCGGGTGGCACGTTCTCTAGTGATGCCAGCAATCTGGTTTGGGATGATACGAACAATCGGCTAGGTAT